TTAGATCCGGTTCTTAAGTGCATATAACAATTCGAGCGCTCGACGCGGGGTCAGGTCATCGAGATCCACTTTCGCCAACTCATCGAGCACCGGGTGCGGCAGGCTGGCGAACATGTCGCTCTGCTGCGGAACGGCCGGTTTGCCTTTGACGGCAGGCTTGGGCGCTTCATGCGGCAATGCGGTGTCTTCCAGTCGGCTCAGGTGCTCACGGGCACGCACGATCACTTCACTCGGCACGCCGGCCAGTTGCGCCACCGCCAGGCCGTAGCTCTGGCTGGCAGGCCCCGGCAACACGTGGTGCAGGAACACGATGCGCTCGTTGTGCTCAGTGGCGTTGAGGTGCACGTTGGCCACCAGCGGCTCGGCTTCCGGCAACACGGTCAGTTCGAAATAGTGCGTGGCAAATAGAGTATAGGCACGCAGATGCGCCAGACGCTCGGCGGCGGCCCATGCCAGGGACAGACCGTCGAAGGTGCTGGTGCCGCGACCGACTTCGTCCATCAGCACGAGACTGCGTTCGGTGGCATTGTGCAGGATGTTGGCGGTTTCGCTCATCTCGACCATGAAGGTCGAACGGCCACCGGCCAGGTCATCGCTGGAACCGATTCGGGTGAAGATCCGGTCCACCAGCGACAACTCGCAACTGGCCGCCGGCACGAAGCTGCCGATATGCGCCAGCAGCACGATCAATGCGGTTTGGCGCATGTAGGTGGATTTACCACCCATGTTCGGGCCGGTGATCACCAGCATCCGGGTGTTGTCATCCAGACTCAGGTCGTTGGCCACGAATGGCGTAGTCAGCACTTGCTCGACCACCGGGTGACGCCCTTGGGTGATGCGCATGCACGGCTCGCTGACGAAGCGTGGGCAGTTCAGATCAAGGTTCAGCGCACGCTCGGCAAGGTTGCTCAGCACGTCCAACTCGGCCAATGCGCCGGCAGTGTCCTGCAGCGGTGGCAACTGGCTGATCAGGTCTTCCAGCAGCGCCTCGTAGAGCATTTTCTCGCGAGCCAGGGCACGGCTCTTGGCCGAAAGCGCCTTGTCTTCGAATTCTTTCAGCTCGGGCGTGATGAAACGCTCGGCGCCCTTGAGCGTCTGGCGACGGATGTAGTCTGCCGGAGCCGATTCCGCTTGCTTGCTCGGCAGTTCGATGAAGTAGCCATGAATGCGGTTATAGCCAACTTTCAGGTTGGCCAGACCGGTGCGGGCTTTTTCCCGGGCTTCCAGATCGATGAGAAACTGGCCGGCGTTTTCGCTCAGCGACTGCAGCTCGTCGAGTTCGCTGTCGTAACCGGTTTTCAGCACGCCGCCGTCGCGGATCACCGCTGGCGGGTTGTCGATGATGGCTTTTTCCAGCAGCGCCGCCAGTTCCGGGTAGGTGCTGGTGGTAGTCGCCAGGCGTTGCAGGTGCGGTGCTTCGAGGTCGGTCATCGCCACTTGCAGTTGCGGCAGGGCACCGAGCGCATCGCGCAGGCGAGCGAGGTCACGAGGGCGCGCATTGCGCAGACCGATCCGCGCGAGAATCCGCTCGATGTCGCCGATTTCCTTGAGCTGCGGCTGCAGCTTTTCGAAGCGATAGCCGTCGAGCAAACAAGTGATCGAGGTCTGGCGCGCCAGCAGCACGGTCAGATCGCGCAGCGGACGGTTCAGCCAACGGGTCAGCAAGCGGCTGCCCATGGCGGTCTGGCAGCGATCAACCACCGATTGCAGGGTGTTGTCGCGACCACCAGCCAGGTTAGTGTCGAGTTCGAGGTTGCGGCGGCTCGCGCCGTCGAGCACCACGGTGTCGTCCAGACGCTCATGACGCAGGCTACGCAGATGGGGCAGGGCGGTGCGCTGGGTTTCCTTGGCGTAGGCCAGCAGGCAACCGGCGGCGCCGATGGCCAGGGTCAGGGTTTCGCAACCGAAGCCTTTCAGGTCTTGTGTGGAAAACTGCTGGCAGAGACTTTTCAGCGCTGAATCACGCTCGAAATCCCACGGCGCGCGACGACGCACACCACGGCGTTTTTCCGCTGGCAGGTCTTTCGGCCAATCGTCCGGGATCAGCAGTTCCACCGGGTTGACTCGCTCCAGCTCCGCCAGCAGGTTTTCCCAGCCCTTGATCTCGAGCACAGTAAAGTTGCCGCTGGTGATGTCCAGCACCGCCAGACCGAACAGACGCTCGTCGCCCAGCACGGCGGCAATCAGGTTGTCGCGACGTTCATCGAGCAGCGCTTCGTCGCTGACCGTGCCCGGGGTAATGATCCGTACCACCTGACGTTCTACCGGGCCCTTGCTGGTGGCCGGGTCGCCGACCTGCTCGCAGATCACTACCGACTCGCCGAGCTTGACCAGTTTCGCCAGGTAACCTTCCGCCGCGTGGTAAGGAATCCCGCACATCGGGATCGCTTGCCCCGCCGACTGGCCGCGCGCGGTCAGAGTGATGTCGAGCAACTTGGCCGCCTTCTTCGCGTCTTCATAGAAGATCTCGTAGAAGTCGCCCATGCGATAGAACATCAGCTGATCCGGGTGCTGATTCTTCAGGCGCCAGTATTGCTGCATCATCGGGGTGTGGGAGGACAGGTCGGAGACGGCTTTATTCATCGGATTGTCAGGTAACTCGTTAAATGATGTAGGGCAAAAGCGAGGGCAACCGCCGGGCTTTTCCGCGATGGGCGCAAGGTTACCATGGGCGGTCGGCTCGACGCAGGCATGACGGCCGGCTGACACTTTTTGCGTTTAATTGTGATTTATGCACGATTTATGCAAATCAGCATTTGTCTTCGGAAAAAACTTCAAGCACTATGCGCGTTATGCAAAAACGCAACGTATCCTCCGTCTTAAGAGCACTGCTCGACCAGCACGGGATCTCCCCCACGGAGCTCCACCGTCGCACCGGCGTGCCTCAATCAACGCTCTCGCGGATTCTCAGCGGGAAGATCGTCGATCCTTCGGATAAACACATCTCGAAGATCGCCGAATACTTCAATGTGAGCACTGATCAATTACGTGGCCGCGCCGATGTCGCGATCGCGACCGGTGGCGCGCGCGATGACGTGCATGCGGAACTCAAGGACATAAGCCTGTGGGACGACGATACCCCTGTCGATGACGACGAGGTGTCGGTGCCCTTTCTTCGTGAGGTTGAATTGGCTGCTGGATCAGGAAGATTCGTCATCGAAGAGAGCGAACGCTCTAGCCTGCGCTTCGGCAAACGCAGCCTGCGCCATAACGGTGTGCAGTTCGACCAGGCCAAATGCGTGACGGTGCGCGGTAACAGTATGATGCCGGTGTTGCGTGATGGCGCCACGGTCGGGGTGAACGCTGGCAAGTGCGGAATCGGCGACATCATTGATGGCGACCTGTACGCGATCAATCACAACGGTCAGTTGCGCGTGAAGCAGCTCTATCGCCTGCCGACCGGTATCCGTCTGCGCAGTTTCAACCGTGATGAACATCCGGACGAGGACTACAGCTTCCAGGATATGCAGGACGAGCAGATAGTCATCCTTGGTCACGTCTTCTGGTGGGGCATGTATGCCCGATAGGCAATCCCCTCCACAGCAAACCCGTCTCATGACGGGTTTTTTTTCGTCTTAAGAAAACCCTCGAACCCTTTATTTATGCGGGCCGCATGCAGCTGTGCATTTCTTACGCATAAATAAATGCATTTATGCATTGACTGTATATGCATTCATGCATATTCTTGCCACCAAGCCGCTCAACAAAGCGGCTGGCAACAACAGCTCTTTAGTTCCACAAGAACAGGCAGCGATGAACCGGCCTCAACGGTTCAGAGGGTTGGCAACTGACCCGGGTGTGCAGCGTAAAGCACCAAGAGCAGTTATCCGGCGGGCAGGGACCGCGGTCGGAAAAACAATTTGAATGGACTCGTACCGCGCCAGTAGCGCCGAAAAGTCAGCTTCCTTCTCGGATACAGGATTTGAAGGAAGGCGAAGGAGCGCATTACTGAAAAGCCCGGTGTTCAGTGCCGGGCTTTTTGGAATGCCTGCCAGGTTTCATCACGACGTTCATCGCTAACACTACACAAAGGAAGACTAAATGAATCTCTATGCACTGGTTGAGTACAGCAAAGTTACCCAGCTCAAGGAAAGTGAAGTCAGACCGGAAGCACCTGCTTCGCCAACTTCGTTTTGGGTTGATGTAACAGGTAATACGCAGATTCGCGTCGGCTGGGGCGCAACATTCGATGGCGTCTGGACGTTCACGCCGCCCTCCGAGCAAGACCTGCGCAATGAAGCTGAACAGCAGAAATGGCAGTTGCTGAATTTCGCTGCGGGCTGGCTGCTGCTCAACTCGCTGAATTACAAAGTTGACACCGGCATTGCCACTCCAACAGAGCAAGCCCTGCTGCTGGCGTACAAACAATATTGCATCGCCGTCAGCGACGTCGATAAACAGCCGGATTATCCCGCCACTATCGTGTGGCCAGTCGCCCCCTTCTGATTCAAATCCATCGTTATCAAAATCTGGAGCGCATTACTGAAAAGCCCTGCCTCAACGCCGGGCTTTTCGGAATGCCTACCTGAAGAGACATCGCTTGAACCCAACACACAACACTCATCAACTAGAACCAGGAGGCGTGACATGACAAACGAGCAACAAGCGTTGGCGGACATGCCGATCTGGCTGGTCATCCTCCTCGCTGTAGTGGGCGGGGTGTCCGGCGAAATGTGGCGCGCCGACAAGGAGGGCGCCCGCGGCTGGTCATTGCTGCGGCGTCTGGCCCTGCGCTCCGGCGCCTGCATGATCTGCGGCGTCTCGGCGATCATGCTGCTTTACGCCGCCGGGCTATCCATCTGGGCCGCCGGTGCCTTCGGTTGCCTGACCGCCATGGCCGGGGCCGACGTGGCCATCGGTCTGTACGAACGCTGGGCCGCCAAGCGCATCGGCGTCTGCGAAGTTCCCCCGCCGCGCGATCCCCAGTAACTCAACACTTTCCTGCCTCGCTGCAACTGATGCGGCGGGGCTGCGCGTGGACAATTGAAAAGGAGGTCATGCATGCCCGCACCGATCCAGCAGCCTTCGCAGCTGTTCACGGCGATGGCGACAACCCTGCGCAACAGCGCCGGCCTGAATCTGCAGGTTGGCAATCATGACGACTTCACGGCACCCGGCGCTCAGGCCTGGGCGTTGATCGACTTCGACCGTAATGCACCGGGCGCACGTGCCGCTGACGGGCGTATTGCCCACGTCATGACGGTATCGCTGCAAGTCATTCCGGCACTTTCTGCGAGTGCATTTGCCGCCTGCGATCTGATCGCCGTACTGAAAAACCTGATCACCGACAACCGTTGGGGCCTGCCCGGCGATCAATGCGATTTGCCGATGAACATTGATGGTTTGCCGTCAGTGCTGGTCCGCGCCGACCAGCCATACAAGGCATGGACGCTGACCTTCACCCAGACCCTCTACCTAGGCCCGACGCTGCTCGACGACCCGCTCGGCACGCCGAAATTCGCCCGTACCTGGGAAGTCAGCGACATCGACGACCCCGACCAATACACCGCGCTGGAGGCCTGACCGATGTTCGACGCACTACTGCGCATGCAACTGGGGCCGATTATCGAGCGGCTGGCCGAGATGGAAGCGGAAATCGACGACCTGCACCGCCGAGCCGAGAGTTTCTGTCGCATCGGCGTCTGTCAGGCAGTCGATGCCGCGAGCAACACCTGCCAAGTCAGCCACGGAGGATTGCTCACGCCGTCGATCAAGTTCTTCAACCCCAGCGCCGGAGCGCAGAGCGAGTCGCGGATTCCGAGCGTGGGCGAGCAGTGCCTGCTATTCAACTACGGCAGCGGTGAAAGTGGCGCGCAAAGCGTGGCGTTGTTTGGTTTGAACAGTGACCGCTTTCCACCGACGGCAACGGTACCGACGCTGACGCGCCGGGTGCACGTTGATGGCAGTGAAAGCGGCTACGACGACGCCACACACATTCTGCACTGGCAGAACGGCCCGGCGGCTTTCACCGGTTCTCGCGAATCGCTTGCACTGAGCATCGGCCCGGCACAACTGACGATGACGCCACAGCTGATCAGCCTGCAACTGGGCGGCGTCGGCCTGAGCATCGACGCCTCGGGCGTGCACTTCAGCGGCCCGTTGGTGGATCACCAGGGCCGTGTCATCAGCCCCTGAATCAAGAGCTTCCCATGATCGGAATCGATAGAGACTCCGGGGCCACGGTCGACGACTGGCTGCAGTTTGTGCAGCGCGCGACCCGGGCCCTGACCACGCCGCTGGGCACCCGGCAAAAAAGGCCCCTTTATGGCTCGCTGATCCCCACGCTGCTGGGGCAGAACCTCGGTGACGACGTTCTGCTTCTGGCCCAGAGCCACGCGGCTCAGGCGTTCTACAACGCGCAGAACGGGATCAGCGATTTTCAGCCGAGCGTGATCGTCGCCAGCCGTCAGGGCGCCGGTCTGCTGCTGCGTTTCGCCGGCACCTGGAAAAACCGTCAACAGACATTCGAGGTCGTGACATGAGCATGTTGATCCCCGGCCAGAACCAATTGGCCGAACCGGCGCTGATTACCGTCGACGCCTTCGAAGACCTGCTCGCCGAGTTCAAGACCTTCGTCGTCGAGTACGTTGGCGCCCGAGCGCCGGACAGCGCGGCGAAACTCAAGACCAGCCTGGAAAACGAGAGCGAATTGCTGACCCTGGCGCTCGAAGCTTTTTGCGTGCGTCTGCAATCCCACGAGCGCAAATACAACGCTCGTATCAAGCAGATGCTGGCGTGGTGGGCGACCGGCAGCAACCTCGATGCACGGCTGGCGGACATGGGCCTGGAGCGACAGTTGCTCGATGCGGGTGACCCGGCAGCCTTCCCGCCAATACCACCGATTTATGAAAGCGACGACGACGCCCGGTTGCGCTACTACCTGGCGCCACATGCGCCGGCTGCGGGCTCGCGGATGCAGTATCGCCGCGAGGTATTCACCCTGGGTGAACGGCCAACGGTGAAGGTCGAATCCAGCGATGGCGGTGTGGTGAACGTCACCTACACCTTCAACCCAGACGGCCTCGCTGCACAGGTCAAGGACGGCAACGGTCGGCGTACTGCGCCGGGCGAAGTGCAGGTCACGGTGTTGTCCCGCGACGGCGATGGCACCCCGTCTGCAGCGTTGCTTGACGGTGTACGCCAGCACTTCGCCCGACCCGATGTGCGACCGGAAACCGACCTCGTCACGGTCAAGGCAGCCGACATTCAGCGCTACAAAATCCGCGTGGTGGCGAAGATCAATTCCGGCCCCGACTCGGGCCTGACCAAAGTTGCCGCACAACAGCAATTGCAGGCCTACGCCGACAGTTGTCATCGCCTGGAAGGACGGGTCGACCCGAGCTGGATCGACTACACGTTGCACAGTGCTGGCGCCGTGCAACTGCAGATTCTTGAACCGCTGGCGCCGATCGTCACTACGGCGTTTCAGGCACCGTACTGCACGGCGGTCGAGGTCGAGGTGCTGACGTTATGAGTGAGCCAATACAACGCCCGACCTTGTTGCCAGCCAACAGCTCGGCACTCGAACGCGGTCTGGATCTGGGCTTTGGCGCACTGCTGGATCGCATCGCGCCGCCGTTCCCCGAACTGATGAATCCGAGCGAAACACCGGTCGCATTCCTGCCGTATCTGGCAGCGGATCGCGGTGTCGCCGAATGGAGCACCAGCGCACCGGAAGCGGAAAAGCGCCTGACCGTCGAACTGGCCTGGCCCACTGCACGCCAGGCCGGCACTCGCAAGGCGCTGGAGAACGCGGCCAAGGGTTTGCAACTGCGCCCCGAAGTCCGCGCCTGGTACGAACAGACGCCGCCCGGCGTGCCTTACAGCTTCTCCGTGCGGGCCTTCAGCGAGCAACCCTACAGCGCAGAAATCGACGCCCGTCTCGACCGACGCCTGGCCGATGCCAAGAGCGAACGGGACATTCTCTCGGTGACGGTTGGCTTGAGCGCGTTCGGCAGTCATTCCATCGCCGCTGCGACCTTTTGCGGTGAGCTGACGACGGTTTATCCGGTGTTCATCGAAGGGCTCGAAACCTCTGGCGAGGCGTTCATGGCCGCTGCTTTGTACACCGTCGAAACATCCACTATTTATCCTCAGGGGGCCTGAATGGCTGACTATTACACCCTGCTCACCAACGCAGGGATTGCCTACGAAACGGCGTGCAAGGCCGCGGGTACGCCGATCAAGTTGACACAGATTTCCGTCGGCGACGGCGGCGGGGCGGTCTACAACCCGGCCGCGACCGCCACCGCGCTGAAGCGTGAAGTCTGGCGCGGGCCGCTCAATGCGCTGTTCCAGGACGAGAAAAATCCGAGCTGGCTGCTCGCCGAAGTGACCATTCCGCCGGACGTTGGCGGTTGGTACGTGCGTGAAGCGGGGTTGTGGACCGACACCGGGATCCTCTACGCCATCGTCAAATATCCGGAGTCGTTCAAGCCAGTGCTGGCCACGTCGGGTTCGGGTAAAGAGTTCTATATTCGCTCGATTTTCGAGACCAGCAATGCGTCGTTGGTAACGCTGCTGATCGATGACACGGTGGTCAAGGCCACACGTGCCTGGGTCATGAGTTACCTCGCCGAAGAACTCGGCAAGCTGGATGGCAAGCAATCGGTGCGCGTCGCGGCGTCCAGCAACATTGTGTTGAACGGTGCGCAGCAAATTGACGGTGTCGCCGTGATTGCCGGTGACCGCGTGCTGCTGGCGAACCAGACCCTGGCCAAGGACAACGGCCTGTGGATCGTCGCCAATGGCGACTGGGTGCGGGCGACTGATGCCAACAGCAGCGCCAAGGTCACGCCGGGCCTGACGGTCATGGTGGAGGAGGGCATGGCGAACGGTGATTCGCTGTGGCACCTGACCACGAATGCGCCGATCACCCTTGGTACCACCGCACTCACGTTCAAGATGTTGGCGGGGCGCACCGGGATTGCTGCCGGGACTTACAAGAGCCTGACGGTTGATGAATATGGTCGGGCGACTGCTGGGGCTAACCCTGAAACCCTCGCCGGTTTTGGGATCAAAGATTCCTACACCAAGGCTGAAGTCGAGGCGTTGATTGCCAAGGCATCGGCATTGCCCGTGGGTTCGATTGTCGCGTTTCCGGTTGATGCACCGCCGCCGGGTTTTCTGGAGCTGGATAACAGCGTCAAGAGCAGTGCGACTTACCCGGACTTGAGCGCTTATCTGGGTGGCAAGTTCAACAAGGGTGATGAGGGGGTTGGCAATTTCCGTTTGCCTGAAGCGCGTGGTGAGTTCTTGCGCGGATGGGATCATGGGCGTGGGGTGGATGCCGGGCGAGCTCTTGGAAGTTGGCAGGCTGATTTAATCAAGCAGCATGTTCATGACATGTCTGCGATTGCGACGACTACCGTAAACTCGGGAATCAGCGGTGGTGTGTCTTATGCCGCCGCTCGAGAAGATAACAATGCCTCGGGGGTCACGACGCGCATCAACGCAACAGGCGGTGGTGAAACCCGCCCACGCAACATCGCCGTCATGTGGTGCATCAAAGCCTGGAACGCCCCGGTCAATCAGGGAACCATCGATGTAGCCGCATTGGCGAAGGAAGTCGAACGGCTCAAATCCGCCGTTCCGGTGGGCGCTGTTCTGGCCTTCCCGACAGGCATCGTCGCTCCCGGTTATCTGGAGCTGGATGGCAGCGTACAGAGCATTGCGACTTATCCGGATCTGGCGGCTTTTCTCGGTACCACTTACAACAAGGGTAACGAGGGGGCGGGTAACTTCCGCTTGCCGGAGTCGCGCGGTGAGTTCCTGCGTGGCTGGGACCATGGGCGTGGTGTGGATGCTGGAAGGGGTGTCGGCACGACTCAAGCAGAGGCATTTGCTGCGCACAACCACCGCTATTTTGATGGCACTGCTGCGACCTTTGATCCTGCAGGTAATTGGCAGGCAGGCAATATTAATGGTGCGGCAGCGAGTATCTCAGTGGGTGCATTTCTTTCCACGGTAGATAGCGGTTCCACTATGCAGATGGTGAACGCCCAGAATACGGTGAACACTGGCGGAACTGAAACCCGCCCCCGCAACCTCGCCGTCATGTGGTGCATCAAGGCCTGGAACGCACCGGTCAATCAGGGAGGCATCGATATCGCGGCTCTGGCCGTTCTGTCGCAACAGGCCACTGAAACCAACCAAGGCACAGCGAAAGTCGCTACCCAGAATCAAACCAATGCAGGAACCGACGATACAGTCATCGTATCGCCGAAAAAGCTGCGCCTCGGATTCGAGATCAATCTCGCCACCAATGGATACATCATTTTCCCCTCGTGGCTCGGTGGCTTGATGCTGCAATGGGGGTTGGCGAACATGCCGGGGACATCCGCAAACTTCAGTTTCCCAATTGCCTTCCGTAACAACGTCTTTCAAATGATAGCTACTGATGGGGGCGGTGGTGCCCATCCTTTGGGTGTAAGTCCAGTAACGACCGGCTTCACCGCTTGGAGTAACGTGGCGACGACGAACCTCCGCTATCTGGCCATAGGTAACTAAAATGCGTTATTACAGCAAATCAACAGACTGCACTTATTTGGACCGTGTGCATTCGGTGATGCCGGATGACGTAATTCAAATCAGTGATGCCCTCTATCAGGAAGTCTTTGCCAATCCCGCGTTCGGAAAAGTCCGAAGTCAGGATGAAAACGGACTGCCGATCTTGATTGATCCGCCGGAATTGACTTCAGAAGAGCGAGCAAAGCAGGAACGCAGTTGGCGAGACAAACAGATCAATAGTGTTCTTTGGTTGCGCGAACGTCATCGCGACCAACTCGATCTGAACCAGACAGCATCGCTGACAACTGAGCAGTTTAGTGAACTGTTGATCTACATTCGCAACTTGCGCGACTGGCCCCAATCGGCAGCTTTTCCATCGCCAGAATCGCGTCCGGTCGTGCCCTCCTGGATCGCTGAGCAGCCTCAGTAAACGCCCCGCACCCCGGGGCGTTTTCTTTCCCGCCAAAAAACATTTCAACACCCGCCAAGCCCCTCCCCAAGAGGGGCTTTCCCGTTTATGGAGAAACGAAAAATGGCAACCCGCCAAACCTACACCGTGCTCGTCCCATTCCCCACCGGCGGTGGGCACTGGTCGAGCGTCGGTCAAGACCTTGATCTGCTCGACGTCGAAGCCAGTGCCTTGCACAGCGCCGGTCGACTTGAACTGAAAACACCCACCACCCAGGCCAAAAAGGCCGCTGCCAAGAAGGCTGACTAACCATGGCTGAGGTTTTGAACTTCGAGCACAACGGCATTACCGTCAATGCCACTGAATCCCCCGAGGCCATGGGTGGCCTGGGTGACAACGTCATCGGTCTGGTCGGCACCGCGCCGAAAGCCGATCCGCTGATTCCGCGCAACGCACCGTTCCGCATCAACAGCTTCACCACCCACGCGCTGCTCGATCCGACCGGCGCCGAAGAGGGCACGCTGTATCACGCGGTTTACCAGATCCTCAAAGTGGTCAAGGTGCCGGTGTACGTGGTGATCGTCGAAGCGGGCGCGACCCCGGCCGACACCGTTAACGCAGTGATTGGCGGTGTCGATCCAACCACCGGCCGCAAGCTCGGTCTGGCGGCACTGGGCAGTGTCCCGGAAGACCTGACCATCATCGGCGCGCCGGGCTTCACCGGTACCAAAGCAGTGGCCAGCGAGTTCGCTTCGTTCGGCAAGCGCATCAAGGCCCGTGTGGTACTGGATGGCAAGGACGCGTCGGTCGCTGATCAAGTGACTTACAGCCAGGAACTGGGTGGCGCCGACCTCGGTTTCGACCGTTGCCTGGTGGTGCACAACATGCCGGCCGTGTACTCGAAAGCGGCAAAGAAAAATGTGTTCCTCGCGCCGTCCAGTCTGGCGATTGCCGCACTGGCCAAGGTCAAGCAGTGGGAAAGCCCGGGCAACCAGGTGACCTACGCCGAAGACGTGTCCCGCGTCGTTGAATACAACATTCTCGACACCTCCACCGAAGGCGATCTGCTCAACCGCTACGGCGTCAGCTACTACGCCCGCACCGTGCTGGGCGGCTTCTCGCTGCTGGGTAACCGCTCGATCACCGGCAAGTTCATCAGCTACGTCGGCCTCGAAGATGCGATCAGCCGCAAGCTGGTCAAGGCCGGCCAGAAAGCCATGGCCAAGAACCTGACCAAATCGTTCATGGATCAGGAGGTCAAGCGCATCAACGACTGGCTGCAGACCCTGGTCGCCGACGAAACCATTCCTGGCGGCAGCGTCTATCTGCACCCGGAACTCAACAGCGTCGAGAAGTACAAGAACGGCACCTGGTACGTGGTCATCGACTACGGCCGCTACGCGCCGAACGAACACATGGTTTATCAACTCAACGCCCGCGATGAAATCATCGAGCAGTTCCTGGAGGACGTTCTCTAATGTTTACCAACCGCGTAAGACAGGCCATCGCGGCCACCCTGCAAGGCCTGCCGTTGTCGGCGACCGTTGAGGAGTTCACCCCGCCGAAAATCGATTTCGACATGGAAAGCATGACGGGCGGGCGCTTCATCGTTGAGGAAATGGCCAAGAGTGCCAAGGCTCTGAACGCCATGCTCAAGCTGCAAGGCACCGGTGCAGAAGTGTTGCTGGCGATGGGGGTGAAGCTGGGCGACGACATCCTGCTGAACGTGCGTGAAGCCGGTCAGGATCAGGACGGCAACACCTGGTTCACCTATCACACCATCGGCGGCAAGCTCAAAACCATGGGTGAAGACGCGATCAAGATGGGCGGCAAAGCCCTGACGACTCTGGAGTTCTCCTGCCGCACCTACAACCGCCTGGAAAACGGCATCCCGGTGATCGACATCGACGTACGCACCCAGAAATTCGTGCTCAACGGCGTCGACATCCTTGGTGATGCGCGCCGTGCGGTGCTGATGCCGTAACGCTGTAAGCCAGCCAGGCACCTGACCCTGTGGGAGCGGGCTTGCTCGCGAATGCGGTGTGACAGTCGACGCTCATTTATCTGACAGGCCGCCTTCGCGAGCAAGCCCGCTCCCACATTGGGCCAGTGTGACTGGCCGATGTTTAGCAATACCCCCTCAAGAATCACCAAGGAATTCATACATGTCGTGGATGCCACCCAAGCATGACCTGCTGTCGCCGATCACCGGTGACGACGGCTCGCAGATCGAACAGATCCAGCTCAAGCCACTGTTCTACGCTGCGCAGAAAGAAGCGCTGGAGCGGGCCGGCGATGATGAAGACGATCAGTTCTTCGAACTGGCGCTGCTCGCCACCGGCCTGTCGGTCAAGGAACTCGACCAGCTCAAACGCCCGGACTACGTGAGCATCGCCCAGTACGTGCACGAGATGTCGACCCGTCCGACGGCGTACTTTCTGGAGCAGGTGGCGGACGCGGAAAAGTCCGACGATCCTGACCAGGTGCAGCTGCTGCAACCGCTCGCCGTGACCGGCCGCACCGTGACCTCGCTGTCGCTGGAAATGCCCGCACTGCGCGCCACCAAAGTGATGAAGAAACTGAAAACGGCCAAGGAACGCGCCGAGTTCATCACTGCCCATTGCACCGGTCTGATGATCCCCGATCTGGCCCAACTGAGCGTCCCTGACTGGACCCAATTGCAGGTGCGCATCGACGATTTTTTAAACCAGCCGGCGGCCTACTTTCGGAACGCGACATCGAAGTAATCCTCGATATCGTCCCGCTCATTTACCCGGTAAGTGAAGCGGAGATTCTGGAATGGGACGCCGAAAAGGCGTTGCGCCGCTACGACATAGCGATCACTCGCCTTGGCGTGAAACAGGAGTAGAGCGGCATGGCAGAGAGTAAAAACGCGCTCATGTACGCCGGTGAGAGCACGGATTCCGCGAGCCGCAATATCGGCTTGACCACTGCAGCAACGGGCACGACTGCAGCAGGCCTGGATCGGGATAAGGTCACCGATCTGAGGCAAGCGTTGAGCACGGCAAGTGACCGAATCGTTTCGCTGACTGCAGCCATCGATTCGCTGATCCTCACCTTGGCGACCCAGCGTTCTTTGTCGAAGAGCGCGGTCAATGGCGACGTCGGATCTTCCGCGCAGAAGGCTGCAGACAAGGTAGCCGGCGCCGCCCCTCCCGAGTTGCTCAAAGCCGCTGTCGCGATGGACACAGCCGCTGCGAACCTGAGCGAAGTCGCTCGACTGACTCCGGTTCAGGGCAAGGAAATGGCTCAGGCAAGCCTGATCACGGCCAGTGCGCCGTTGGTGGCTGCCGGAGGAACCACCGGGGTTGAATTGCTCAATGCCGCGGCGTTGGGTGCCAAGGCGGGGATTGGCATCGACTTGCCCAATGCCTCGGACAAGCAGTTCGAACTGCTGAAGTTTGCCGATGACGCTGCGCTCACCGCGTCAGCATTCAAGGTGCCTGCGCTACAAGTCGCCGAGATGATGGCGGCCTGGCGTACCTCAATGAAACTGACCCGTGATCAGGCCATCGATCTGGCAGATGCGGCTCACCACTTGGGCAAAATGCCCGGAGATGTAAACGCGGCAGACATCGGCTCGGTGTTGCAGCGTTCCGGCGACGCGGCAATTGCTGCGGGGTTGCAACCCGAGCAAGCCGCAGCGCTGTCGGCAGCCTTGCTGAACACCGGAACGAAAGAAGGTGAAGCAAGCGTCGCGTTGAAGAGCATTTCCACAGCCTTGAGCAAGGGAGACCAGGTCTCTGTCGCCGAACAGGGTGCGTGGAAACAACTGGGGCTCGATCCCAAGGCCGTGTCTGCGGCGATGCGTGATCCGAACAAGGACAATGCGCAAGGTACGTTGCTGACAGTGTTGGCCGCATTGAACGCCAGACCGCCAGAACAACGCGCAGTGTTGGCCAGGACGTTGTTCTCCGATGGCGGTGATGCTGCGCAGAATCTCTCGCAAAACCTCGGCGAGGTTAATGAGACGTTCTGGCAGGTCAAGGACAAGCAGCGATACGCGACGTCGGAGCTGGGCGAGAAAGGGTCGGTAAAACAGGCTGCCCTGGCGCTTTCCGGTACTCAGCAAGGACAGCTGAATATTCTGAATGCCCGTAGCGAACGATTGGCCGTCGCCAAAGGCAACGCGTTGGCACCCTCCAGCGATTCGCTGGCCTCTGCCGGGGTCGACAAGCTCAGTGAACTGACTGAAACCTATCCGAAAACTGCTGGCGTGGTGTTGACGGTGAGCGCGTTTCTCAAACCGTTGCTCGATCAAGCGCTCGATGCCATTGGCAGCGATATCAAAGGCCGGGTTGGCAAGAAAGTCGTGGATAAGGGCCTGTCCGTTTTCACTGGCGCCGCCACCGGCACAGCGGGGGCCGCCGCTGCTGGCAGCGGTTTGAAGATCCTCGAGCAAACTTCGCGGGTGCGGGCTCCGCTCCTGGAGTCGACCACCGCTGCCATGCGCCCTCTGTCACGCGCAATGCCCTGGCCTGTAAAAACCGTCGCTGCCCTCGCAGGCCTGGCGGCCGGGGTGGCCACTGGTGACGAAACCCAGATAGCCAAAAGCGTCGGCGCAGCGGGCGGTGGAATGGCCGGCGCTCTTGCAGGCTCTGCTTTCGGTGCGTCACTCGGAGCCTTGGGTGGCCCACCCGGCATGGCCATAGGCGGCCTTCTCGGTGGATTGCTTGGCGGTTGGCTGGGCAGTGAGGGCGGTTCCCTTCTGGGTGAAAAACTCGGCAGTACCCCACCGGACAAACTCGCAGCACCGGCTCAGGTCAGTCAGGCGCTGGCCAGCGCCCCGGCGCCCACCGTGCCAGCCCCCTACGCGCCCACAGTTCAGGTGTATTGCAGCGACCCGGGCAGTGTGGAAAAGATCGGTCAGTTGGTCGACTTTCACCTGAGATCCCAATTCAGCAACGAATTCATTCCACTGATGAACACCAACAGCCTCGCCACCCGCCGTGACGCAGCCCTGACCGATGGAGTCGACTGATGAAACAACAAATGGCTCTAGGCAGTTTCATCTTCGGCCTGTCGCGCAACTTCGCCTACAGCACGCTGGCGCGAAAGTCCGACGGTGGCTGGAGCGAAATCCAGATCCTGACCAGCAAACCGAAGTCCAGTCAGACCGGGCAGAAAGCGGAATCGCTGACCATCAGCGGCACCTCGATGTATGCCGTGGCCATGGATCGACTCGATGAATTGCGCGCGCTTCAGGCACAGCGTGTGCCGTTGCCGTTGATTGACGGTATCGGGCGCAACTGGGGTCTGTGGCGGATCAACAGCATCGACGAGAACCAGAGCGAGGTCATCGATGACGGCACCGCGATGGTGATCAAGTGGGTGGTCGGATTAACGGAGTTCAACAATGCGTAAGGTACGAAGCGTGGCCGGTGATTCAGTGAATCTGCTGCTCTACCGCGAAACCGGGCGCAGTGATGACGCCGCCGAAGAAGCTCTGTGGACACTCAACCCGACCCTGGCCGAACACGGTCCGATCCTGCCTGCGGGCGTCTGGGTCACGCTGGCGGAACTCGACTCGAAACCGGCCACGATCAAACCGCTCACGGCCTGGGATTAAGGAGGTTGCATGGCATTGGGTTTCACCCCAACGGTAAGACTCTATGGGGCCCATTCGGCCCTGCTCAATCAACGCCTGATCAGTTGGGAACACATCGATGCAGCCGGTTTCGAGTCCGATCAACTGACGTTGACCATCGATCTTGAAGGCCTCGAAGGGCTGCCGAATCTGGGTGGAAAAATCGGCCTTGAGGTCGGTTATCTAGAGTCGGGAATGGTCGACAAGGGCCAGTTCAAAGTGACGCGCCTGACGCCGACGCTGTTCCCGTTTCGCCTGACGCTGGTGGCCACGGCGGCGCCGTTCAGCAAGGATGATGAGACGGGCTTCAAGCAACGTCGCACGGCCAGTCATGGCCCGACCACCTTGGGTGCGCTGTTTCGCAAGCTGGTGTCGAGCCATGGCTTTTCGCCGCGCGTTGCGCCCGAGGTGGCGATGATCAGAATCGAGCACGTCGACCAGTCCAACGAAACCGATATGAGCTTTCTGACGCGCCTGGCGAAAAAGTACAACGCGGTGACCAAACCCTACAACGACGTGTACGTGCTGGCCCGTCCCGGCCAGACCAAATCGTTGTCGGGCCAGGTGCTGGCGGACGTGACCTTGTCGGTTACCAGCAACAACCGTCCCGGCGATCACGCGTTCGTCAGCGCCACGCTGGAGGAGTCTGCCCGCGAGCAGACCAAGGGTTGCAAGACCTGTTTCTGGGATGGTGCTGCCGGCGTGTTGCGCTGGGTTGAAACGGGGCTTGCGCCGTTCAAGACCCTCCGCCAGAAACAACCCAGCGAAGCCGATGCGATCGCCGTCGGCGAAGGCGAAGTGCGCAAGATGCTCCGGCAGAAGTACAAGGTGAAGATCACCTGTCCCGGCAATCCACTGCTGGCGGCCGAAGGGCTGGTGCTGCTCGATGAGACCTGGCCAGACTTCATGCGCGGTCGCTGGTCGATCGAAAAAGTCACCGCCAGCGGCAATCGCGAGAACAGCTATCGCTGCGTGATCGATGCCAGCGGCCTTGATCCCAAGGCGGGCGCCAAAGACTGATTCACTCTTTCTCAGAGCGACACAAACCCCTGTGGGAGCGAGCCTGCTCGCGAAAGCGGTGGATCAATCAACACTGTTTTTGAATGTAAGTCCGCCTTCGCGAGCAGGCTCGCTCCCACATTGGTCCTGCGGTAACTCCCCCACACTCTGGAACACCACCATGAAGATCACCCCGATCCTCACGCAGCTGCGTGGGCAATGCCCAAGCCTTGCCAACCACATTGCGGTGGGTGTCGATCTGGCGTTGCTGCAAGGCAACGCTGATCTGCCGACACCCTCGGCCCATGTGCTGCCGCTGGCCGATGTGGCCAGCAACAGCACCGCACAAAACCTCACCGCCCAACCGATCCGCGACCGCTTCGAAATCGTCCTGGCGCTCGACGCCAGCGACAGCACAAAAGCGCTGGATCTGTTGCACGACCTGCGCGCCGAACTGTGGCGCGCGCTGGTGGGATTCAAGCCGGGAAATGACTACAGCGCCATCGTCTACGACGGCGGCGAGATGGTCTCGATCAACAGCAGCCGGGCCTTCTATCGGCTGCGCTTTTTTACCGAGTTCCAGCTCGGCCGCAATCTGCCGAGTCAGCCTGCGGAGAGTTGGCACGAACGTGAACTGGACGGTTTGTCGTCCTTTACCGGGGTCACCGTGCGGGTCGATGCGATCGACCCGGCCGACCCCAATCTGAAACACCCGGGCCCTGACGGGCGCGTGGAACTGACTTTCTCTGGAGGCGTAACCCCATGAGCAATCGCATCACCGTACTGCCGGCCGCTGGCCGTGCCGTGCCTGACCCGGAAGCGGGCGATCTGCTGCCCAAAGAAGGCCGTGAAGTGCTGGACAGCGCCTGGTGGCGCCGACGTCTGGCCGACGGCGATATCACTCTCAAAACCGTAAAAGTCAAAGCACAGGGAGCCAAATAATGGCGATCGGATTCAGCAACATCCCCGCGGACATTCGTGTACCGCTGTTCTATGCCGAAATGGACAACTCGGCCGCCAATAGCGCGACTTCGGCCATGCGCCGTCTGATCGTCGCTCAGGTCAACGACAACATCGCCCCGACTGAAGTCGGCAAACTGGTGCTGGTCTCCAGCGTCGCTCTGGCAAAAAGCATCGGCGGTCAGGGCTCGATGCTCGCCTCGATGTACGAGACCTTCCGCAAGGCCGACCCGATCGGCGAGATCTGGTGCCTGCCGCTGCACAACACTGAAGGCGCCATCGCCAAAGGCGTGCTGACCCTGACTGGCACTGCGACTCAGGCTGGCGTGCTCAACCTGTACGTCGCTGGTGTGCGTGTGCAGGCCACCGTGGTCAACGGTGCCACCGCTGCTCAAGCGGCTACCGCACTGGCACAGAAAATCAACGCCACCGCCGATCTGCCGGTGAGCGCGGCGGCTGCTGAAGGTGTGGTCACCCTGACCGCCAAATGGACCGGCGACAGCGGTAACGACATCAGCCTGCAATTCAATCGCCTGGGCAAGAGCAACGGCGAAGAAACCCCGGCCGGCCTGACCACTGCGATCACCGCCATGACCGGCGGCGCCGGTGTACCGGACCAGGTCGCAGCCGTGGCTGCACTGGGCGACGAGCCGTTCGAGTTCATCGCTCTGCCGTGGTCGGATCTGTCGACCCTCAATACCTGGCAAGCAGTGATGGATGACAGCACCGGTCGCTGGTCCTGGGCCAAGCAACTGTTCGGTCACGTCTACAGCGCCAAGCGCGGCACCGTCGGCACCCTGGTTGCTGCTGGCCAGGCACGCAACGATCAGCACATGACCATTCAGGCGCTGGAGCCGGGCGTACCGCAACCGTTCTGGGTCCAGGCGGCAGCACTGGCTGCGCGCACCGCGGTGTTCATCTCCGCCGATGCCAGCCGTCCGACCCAAAGCGGCAGCCTGCCGGGTGTTGATCCGGCGCCGGCCAGCGAGCGTTTCACCCTGACCGAGCGTCAGTCGCTGCTCAACTACGGCATCGCCACCGCGTACTACGAAGGCGGCTACGTGCGCATCCAGCGTTCGATCACCACCTACCAGAAGAACGCTTACGGTCAGGCCGACAACTCCTACCTGGACAGCGAAACCATGCACCAGTCGGCGTTCATCGTGCGTCGTCTGCAAAGCGTGATCACCAGCAAGTACGGGCGCCACAAACTGGCTTCCGACGGCACCCGTTTCGGCGCCGGCCAGCCGATCGTCACCCCGGCGACCATTCGCGGCGAGCTGATCGCGCAGTACGCCAAGCTGGAACTGGAAGGCCACGTGGAGAATGCCGAGCTGTTCGCCGAGCACCTGATCGTCGAGCGCGACGTACAGGATCCGAGCCGCGTGAACGTGCTGTTCCCGCCGGATTACATCAACGGTCTGCGCGTGTTCGCACTGCTCAACCAGTTCCGTCTGCAATACGACGACGCGGCCTGATCGCCGCGTTTGGCCGTAAGCATTCAGCCCACTCCGGTGGGCTTTTTTATTTGAAGGGAGTAACACCATGGGTCAAGTGATTGCAGGCACCTGCTACGTCAAAGTCGACGGTGCACAACTGACTATCAACGGCGGCTGCGAAGCCCCGCTGATGGCCGTCAAACGCGAAACCGTCGTACCGGGTTTCTACAAGGAAACCGACGTCGCGCCGTCCTTCAAAGTGACCGCGCTGCACACCGCCGACTTTCCGCTGAAGAAGCTGATCGAAGGCACCGACATCACCGTCACCTGCGAATTCAGCAACGGCAAAGTCTACGTGCTGGCCGGTGCCTATCTGGTCGAAGAGCCGGTTTCCAAGGGCGATGACGCCACCATCGAACTGAAATTCGAAGGCATCAAGGGGACCTGGCAATGAGCGGCGCCGTGAAGCTTCAGGTTGCGATCGAAGCTCACGGCGAGCCTCTGACCGAACTCGTCCTGCGCCGTCCGACGGTGCAGGAAGTGCGAGCGATCAAGGCGCTGCCGTACAAGATCGACAAAAGCGAAGAAGTCAGCCTCGACATGGACGTGGCGGCCAAATACATCGCCGTGTGCGCCGGCATCCCGCCGTCGTCGGTCAACCAGCTCGATCTGGCTGACCTCAACGCGCTGAGCTGGGCCGTTGCGAGTTTTTTCATGAGTGCGGCGTCGGAGCCATCACCGACCTGATCGCAGTCGCCTATGACCTGGCCTGGTTCTGGAAGGTTGACCCCGAACAGATGATGGCCAGGCCACTGGATGTGCTCCGCGAATCGCTGGAGCACGCGCAACGGATCAATGCGATGCAGCAGGTGCAGTGATGGCGAATACAAATTTGAGCCTGATCCCGCAGAACTTTCCCGTCACGGTCAACATGCTCGTGGTGCTCAAGGGCGCCGAGAAAATGGAGACCGAGATGAAGGGGCTGCGCGGCAAGGTCGCAGCATTCAAGAAAAGCATGGAAGACAGCGGCCTCGAGCCGCTGGACGTGGCCGGCTTCATTGCCGAAGGTGGTTTGCTCAAGCCGTTTCAGGACGGCATCAAAAAAGCCATCGAAGCGCAGGATGCGCTGGCGAAGAAAGCCAGGGCACTCAAGGGCCTTAAAGTGCCGAAGGTGGTCCAGGGGGAAACCTCGGCCAACCTGGAAAAATTCAACAAGGCGCTGGATAACATCTCGCTGAAAATCGGTCAGGCGTTGTTGCCGGCGGTTAACGGCATCGTCACGGCGCTGATACCGGTGATGACTTCGATTGGCCAGTTTGTCGCCAACAATCCGTATCTGGTCGAAGGGCTGGCGGCCGCTGCCGTAGCGTTTACGGTGGTCACGGTCGGGGCGATGGGGCTGGTCGCGGTGCTGGGGATTCTGACCTCGCCCATCGGGCTGATTGCGGCGGCTATCGCGGCAGCGGTGGCCATCATCGTGATTGGCGCACGGTTGATTACCAATAACTGGGCGTCGATTTCCGGATTCTTCGGCAGGATGTGGGACTACGTTTCGACGAAATTCAACGCTGGAGTTGCGGCGACCACGCAGGCAATCGAATCGATGGGCGCATTGATCAGCAAAACTTGGGGAGAGATCAGCGCGGAATTTTTTGCCGGCGTCGACAGCGTCGTCAATATTTACAACGGCTTGGTATCGAAAGCGCAGGCAGGCACTGACAAGCTCGCGGCGGCTTTCGACTTCTCGCCGAGTGAGCTGTGGAACAAGGCGTTGGCGAAAGCCAGCAGCGTTGTCAGTGATTTCTTCGCCAGCACGATGGCGAATGCACAAGCAGGGATCGACAAGCTCAGGGCGAAGTTCGATTTCTCACCGCGTGAGGTGTGGAACAAGGCGTTGGCGAAGGCCAGTAGCGTTGTCAGTGATTTCTTCGCTGGCACCATGGCGGATACGCAAGCGGGTATCGACAGGCTCAGGGCGAAATTCGATTTCTCGCCGAGTGAAGTGATGAGCAAGGCTTTTGCAACCGCGAGCAATGTCGTCAGTGATTTCTTCGCTGGCGCACAGGCCAAAGCTGCTGCCGGTGTGGACGCGCTCAAGGCGAAGTTCAGTTGGTCGCCAGTGCAGACGATTACTGACGCCTGGGGTTCGCTGAACAATGTGTTTGGCAATCTTGTTGGCGGTGTTGCCGATAACGCCGCGGCGCAGTGGGAGCAGGTTAAATCGATCTTCACGCAATCGCCGGTGGCGATGATTGAATCGGCATGGCAACCCTTGGCGCCGGTTTTTTCCGCGCTGTGGGACGTACTCAGGGCTGGAGCCCAGCCGTTGAAAGACGAGTTTCAAAACCTGTTTGGCAGCGCGCCTGTGGAAGCGGTCATGGCGAAGTGGAATGGCGTGAGCGCGTACTTCTCCGGTCTGTGGGCATCGTTGACCACGGATGCACAAGTGGTGAAGAGCTTCTTCGGCGATCTGTTCAGCCAGTCGCCGCTGGAGTCGATCCAGCAGAAATGGCAGCCGGTACTGACCTGGTTCAGCGACATGTGGAAAAACCTGCAAGGGATTTTCGGGCAGCTTAAAGAACTGTTCGGTGGCAATTTCTCCGGTGTCTTTGCAACCCTCACCGGTACCGCCCCGGCAGCGCCTGCCGGTGCCCCGAAGTTAAGCAGTTCGCTGCCACAAACCTCCAGCGCCCTGATCCAGCAAAGTGCCGCCAACAACCGCACGCAACTCGAGGGCGGCCTGACCGTGCGCTTCGAAAATGCACCGGCGGGGCTGCGCACCGATCAACCACAAACCAATCAACCGGGCCTGGCGCTGTCTTCGCGCATCGGCTATCGCTCGCTGTCGGCAGGAGGTTCCAATGAACTGGCGTGACCGCTTGTTGCCGGCATCGTTTCGCGGTGTCGGATTCTGGATCGATCAGGCGAAAACTCCGGTCGGTCGCAAAGGTCAGTTGCACGAATACCCGCAACGCGACCTGCCGTATTTCGAGGATCTCGGCCAGCAGGCCAAGACCCACGACATCACGGCGTTCATCATCGGCGCCGATTGCCTGGAGCAGCGCGACAAGCTGCTCAAGGCCTTGGAGGCGGGCAGTGGTGAATTGGTGCATCCGTGGCTCGGACGCTTGCAAGTCAAGGTCGGCGAATGCGACATGACCCACACCCGCCAGGACGGCGGGCTGGTGACGTTCAGTCTGAAGTTTTACCCGGACCGGCCGCTGCCGTTTCCGACTGCCACGGTCAGTACGCAAAAAGTTCTGTTGGCCAAGGCTGACACTTTGCTGGGTTCTGCGGTGGCGCGTTTCGAGCAGGCGATGACGTTGATCAAGGCTGCGCGGATCGGCATCGCCAATCTGCGCAACAGCCTGACCGGCGTGTATGAGGTGATCAAAGAGCAGCTCAAACCGCTGATCGAGCAGTATCGGCAGATCACCGAACTGGTCAAAGCGGTCAAGGAGTTGCCCAAGGAAGTGGCGGCGGAGTTCAAGGGCTTGCTCGGCGATATCAAGGAGCTCAAGGAATTCGCGAAGGAGGGCTACCGTGGCGTGATTGCCGACGTGTCCCAACAACTCGAAGCCATCCGCAAGGCCGATGCGCCGAAGATCACCACCGGCAAGGACACCAACGCGGCGGCACAAGCCATGGCCGATCTGGTGCAGGACACCATGCTGGTGAAAGTGGCGCAGTGGGTAGCGTCGATGCCGGTGGCGACTCCGGCGGTGAAGCTGTCGTCGACACCTTCGGTGGCGCATCAGGCGGATCAACCGGTGACTCGTCAGGAAGTGCCGGTGACCGAAGAAATGAAAGCACTGCAGAAGGCGGTCGGGGTGGCAATTGACCCGATGCTGGACAAGGCCGATCCCAAACATCACCAGGCAATTAACGATGTGAAGGAAGCGCTGATTGCGCATCTCAAGGCAGTGGCGTCATCCGGTGTGCGCCAGGTCACCAAATCGTTTCAGGAAAGCCTGCCGGCGCTGGTGGTGGCCTACAAGCAATTTGCCGATGCCACACGGGTGACTCAAGTGACGCAGAGCAACGCGATGAACCATCCGGGCTTTTCTCCCAACGACGTAAAAGTGTCCAGGGAGTGAGCCATGAGCGAGATGGATAACCATGTCACGCTGACCGTCAACAACATGGAATACGGCGGCTGGAAAAGCGTGGAAATCACCGCCGATCTTGAGCGCCAGTTTCGCACCTTCAAACTCGACATCACCTGGCAGTGGCCGGGGCAGACGGTGGATCAACGGATTAAACCGGGTGACCCGTGCGAAGTGAAAATTGGCCAGGACCTGGTGCTCACTGGCTACGTGTTCAAGGCCCCGATCAGTTACGACGGACGCCAGATCAGCCTGAGCATCGAGGGTAGCTCCAAGACTCAGGATCTGGTCGATTGCGCAGCCACCAACCGGCCGAACCAATGGCAGGAGCAACCGCTGCTGAGCATCGTCCAGGCTCTGGCGGCGGAATACTCGCTGTACGTGGTCAACGAAATTCCCGAGACCGCGCGGCTCGCCAAACACACCATCGTGCCGGGCGAAACGGTGTTCCAGTCGATCGACCGATTGCTCTCGCTGTTCCGGGTGTTTTCCACCGATGACGAGCAGGGCCGGCTGGTGCTGGCCAAGCCCGGTAGTGGTGGTCGGGCCAGTGACGCGCTGGAGTTGGGCAAGAACATTCTGTCGGCGAACGCGCCGATGGATCAGAGCCAGGTGTTTTCTGAATACCGAGTGATCGGTCAGCAGAAAGGCTCGGACAATAAGAGCGGGGCGGCCGTCAGCGAGGTTCAATCCAGCGCGGCTGATCTGAGCTTCAAGCGCCGCCGCACCACGATCATCAACGAGGGCACCGCGCTGACGTTCGAGTTGGCCCAGCAACGCGCCCAATGGGAAAGCGCCACCCGCATGGGCCGGGCGCAGACCACCACCTATCAGGTGCAGGGCTGGCGTCAGGCCAATGGCGATCTGTGGCGCCACAACACGCTGGTGAAGGTCACGGATCCGGTGCTCGGCTTTGACGGCGACATGCTGATCTCCAAAGTCACGTATTCGCTCTCGGCGCAGGGCTCGGTGACCACGCTGCAAGTGGCGCCACCGCATACCTTCGATCCTGATCCCACCCCCCCGAAAAAATCTTAGGCCTGACACCGCCCCTGTAGGAGTGAGCCTGCTCGCGATAGCGGTAGACCGGCCACTGAAAGGTCGACTGCACTGACGCCATCGCGAGCAGGCTCACTCCTACAGTTGACCGCGTCGTGCCCATCTTTTGAAGGACAATTCATGAGCCTACTGACACGCCTGCTGGCGCGCGGCACTGTCGTGCTCGCCCATTCGGCATCCAAGCTGCAATCGCTGCAAATGCGCCTCACCGCCGGCGAGGTGAACGACGACATGGAGCATTTCGAACCCTACGGTTTCACCAGCAACCCGCTGGCCGGCGCCGAAGGCATCGTCACGTTTCTCGGCGGTGACCGGTCTCACGCCATCGCCCTGGTGGTCGCCGACCGCCGCTATCGCTTGCAGTCGCTGGCCTCTGGCGAAGTGGCGATCTACACCGACGAGGGCGACAAAATTCACTTCAAGCGCGGGCGGATCATCGACATCGAAACCGCCACCCTGAACATCCGCGCCAGCAGCGCGGTGAACTTCGACACGCCGGTGATCAACCAGACCGGCAAGATCGTTTCCACCGGCGACCAACTCGCCGGCGGCATCAGCCAGATCAAACACGTGCACGTCGGCGTGCAGGCCGGTAGCGGCCAGACCGGTGCGCCGGCAGGAGGCAAATAATGCTTGTCAGCCAGAACCTCCACGCCGCACTGACCCGCGCCGTGCTCATCAGCCTGTTCACCTGGCGCCGCGCCGCCGATGACGACGCCCTCGACGACGAGGAGCGCTTCGGCTGGTGGGGCGACAGCTTTCCCACCGTCGCCGACGATCGCATCGGTTCGCGGCTGTGGCTTTTGCGTCGGGTCAAGCTCACCCGACAGACCCAGATGGACGCCGAGTTCTATGCCCGCGAAGCCCTGCAATGGCTGATCGACGACGGCCACTGCAGCGCCATCGACATCATCAGCGAACGCCTCGACGCCCAGCGCCTGAACCTGCGCACGGTCCTGACCCTGGCCGATGGCGAACGTCTGGACATCAACCCCGATAACAGTTGGCAGGTGATCTATGCCGTTTGAAACCCCTTCGCTGCCGGTGCTGATCAAGCGCACCCAAAGCGACCTGGCCGGCGATTCGCTGCGCCAGTCCGATGCGCAAGTGCTGGCCCGCACCCTCGGTGGCGCCGCCTATGGCCTGTACGGTTATCTCGACTGGATTGCCGAGCAGATCCTGCCGGACAAGGCCGACGAGTCGACCCTGGAACGCATCGCCGCGCTGCGCCTGAATCAGCCACGCAAACCGGCGCAAGTCGCCACCGGCAGCGTCAGTTTTACCGCGACCGCCGGTGCGGTGCTGGATGTCGACACGCTGCTGCAAGCGAGCGATGGCCGTACTTACAAAGTCACCGCCGCGCGCACCACCGTCAATGGCAGCAACACCACCACCATCGCGGCGCTGGATGCTGGCAGCCTGGGCAATGCCGACGCCGGTCTGGCGCTGAACCCGGTGCAGCCGATCGCCGGCGTAGTCGGTAACAGTTTTGTGGTGCTCGCGCCCGGCCTCAGTGGTGGCGTGGCGCGGGAAAGTCTGGAGTCGTTGCGCTCGCGGGTGATCCGTTCTTATCGCGTGATCCCCCATGGCGGTTCGGCCAGCGATTACGAGACCTGGGCGCTGGAAGTGCCGGGTGTGACGCGGGCCTGGTGTCGTGGCGGCCTGCTCGGGCCAGGCACAGTGACGGTGTTCATCATGCGTGATGAAGACCCGCAACCGGTGCCCAACGATGAGCAATTGGCGGAGGTTCAGGAGTACATCGAACCGCTGCGCCCGGTGACGGCGGAAGTACACGTGCAGCGGCCGATTCAGGTGCCGGTGGTGTATCGCTTCAAGAGCGTCAAGCCGGACACCACTGCTGTGCGCGCCGCCGTTGAAGCGCAACTGCGCGACCTGCACAACCGCGAGGCCGATCTGGGTGTGCCGCTGCTGATCAGCCATATCCGCGAAGCCATCAGCAGCGCCGGCGGTGAGTACGATCACACGCTGACCGCGCCGGCCGCTGACGTGCCTGCCGGGCAAAGCGAACTGCTGACCTTCGGAGGTTGCGTATGGGGGGCATAAGAACCGCCGCGCAATATCAGGCGCAGCTGCGCGCGTTGCTGCCGAGCGGCCCAGCGTGGGATCCGGAGCGCGTTCCGGAACTGGAGGAAGTGCTGCAAGGCGTGGCCGTCGAACTGGCGCGCCTCGACGCCCGCGCTGCCGACCTGCTCAACGAGATGGACCCGGCGGGCGTCAGCGAATTGGTGCCGGACTGGGAGCGGGTGATGGAACTGCCCGACCCGTGCCTGGGCGCCACACCGCTGTTTGACGACCGCCGTCTCGCCGTGCGCCGACGCTTGCTCGCGGTCGGCAGTCAGGCTGTCGGTTACTACCTCGACATCGCCAAAAGCCAGGGCTACCCCAACGCCAGCATCACCGAACACGAAGCCCCCCGTATGGGCCGCGCGCGTTTCGGCGCAGCGCACTGGGGCACCTGGGAAGCGCAATTCATGTGGACGCTCAACACCGGCGGCCGCCTGCTGCTCGGCCGGCGCTATGGTGCGAGCTACTGGGGCGAGCGCTTCGGCGTCAACCCGGGCTCGGCGCTGGAATGCCTGATCCACCGCAGTGCCCCGGCGCATACCAAAGTGCACATCAATTATGACTAGGGAGGAATGACGGGATGGATTATCCGAAAAGTGTGCCCAGCGCCGGTCTGGTGAATGGGAAATTTGTGGATGAGGACGCCATCAACGGCAAACCGGGTTCGTTGATTCCGGCTGCGTGGGGCAATGGCGTGACGGAAGAAATCGTCAATGTCATCAAGGCAGCTGCCATCGTGCCGGATGAACAGAATCACGCTCAGCTGCAGCAGGCGATTACAAAAAGCATCAGCGACCGGTTGCCTGGACAGGCGAGCGAAACCGCTGCCGGAGTGATGAAAGTCGCGACTCAGGATCAGGTAGGAAGCGGGGTAGATGACACGGTGGCAGTGACCCCGAAGAAGCTCAAGCTCGGGTTCAGTCTGGCTAACAGTGGAGGCACCGGATACCTCGCCTTCCCGTCCTGGATGGGCGGCTTGATCATCCAGTGGGGCTGGATCAACAGCGCCACGACCGATGTGATTACCACGCTTCCGGTCAGTTTCAATTCAAACTTTTTTCGGGTGATGGTCTGCAACGATTACACGGCGGCGTCCGGATCGATCGGCTATATCGCGGCCAGCACCCGGAGTTTGTCCACCATTGTTTCCCGGGGCTCTAGCGCGTCTCTGGGCGCGCAATACATCGCCATAGGCAAGTAGGTCATTCATGAAAATTTATTGGAGTCCCTCGGTTCAGGGATTTTTTGATTCTCGTGTCAATTCGACGATTCCCAAAGACGCCGTTGAGATCTCGCCATCGCACCGCAACGAGTTGATCGAAGGGTGCAAGCGCAATCAGGTGATTGTATGTCGCGCCAATGGCTTTCCCATTTTGGCTGATGCAGCGTCCGCGACCTCGGCAGAGGCTGCGATCACCGAGCGTCAGTGGCGCGATACGCAATTGAGCGAAACGGATCCCCTGGTTGCACGTCATCGCGACGAGTTGGAAAACGCGCAGGAAACTACGCTGTCCGCCGAGCAGTACACAGCGTTGCAGCAGTACCGCCGCGACCTGCGCAACTGGCCTTCATCGGCACCGTTTCCAGCCATTGCACAACGCCCCGTGATGTCAGTCACGAGCGCCGTTGGGGTGAAAAAGCCCCGGGCAAGGTCCAGAGCCAAACCATGATGCTCATGACGCAAGCGTGCAGCAGCGAAGTTGAGGGAGCGCCCGAAAAGCGTGCCCGGTTGCGGGCGGGTGAACGGCCAATTCGTCGATGAAATCCGCTGACCGGTACTTCGATGTCTACCGGCTGGATCCTGACCACCAAGCCCACCTCACCGTGGGCTTTTTATTTTCAGAAAACAGACCGCCGCAGGCTCGCACTCGCGATCGCCGCGACGCGGTTCATTTGTATTTCAGAGGAACGAAAAACCTATGGATTATCCAAAAAGCGTCCCCAGCGTCGGCCTCGTCGATGGCCGCTTCGTCGATGAAAACCCGGTGGCGGGAACCCCGGGTTCGTTGATTCCGGCGGTGTGGGGCAACAGCGTGACTCAGGAGATCCTGAGTGTGATTAACGGTGGCGGGCTGGTGGCTTCTGAAGCCGATACCGGTCAGTTGTACAAGGCGATTCAGTCGATCATTGGCAGAGCCAGCCCGATGCGTTCGGTCATCACCCGACTGGCCGCGTCGAAAGCCCTGACCGAGGCCGAGCTTGGCCTGGTGCTGATCGACGGCAGCCCGGGGCCTGTGACCGTGCTGCTGCCTCCGGCCAACGCCGCACTCGGTGTGCGCGATGTGATTGTCCGGCGAGTGGACAACAGCGGCAATCGCATGGTCATCCAGGCGTCCGGTACTGACGGGATTCGTTTTCACACCCATCTGTCGGCCAGCGGTTATCCGTTCTTCGTATTGATGGGCGGCGGTGACTGGTGGCACCTGCGCAGTGATGGGGCGGGGAGTTGGTGGCCGGTCGGGCGCTTTGACAATACGCCGTTGGGGCGGCCATTTTTCGAGACGACCCTGATGCTCAGTCCCGGCGGATACGGTGCATTGAATGGCACCGTGATGAAGCGTGCGGAATGGCCGTGGCTGTGGGATCACGCCCAGCAATCGGGAATGCTGGGGACTGAAGCCTTACGTGTGGGCTCCGAGGGGAAATGGACCACGGGTGACGGTGCGACGACCTTTCGTGGCCCGGAAGGGCGAGGGGAGTTCCTGCGGGTTCTGGATGAAGGTCGTGGTGTGGATGCCGGGCGTGCCATGGGCACTTTTCAGACTGGATCGATGCATTCCTATGCGCAAGGTACCAATGGCGCAGGCGCTGTGGGCGCGTACTGGTCAGATAGCCTGACCAGTTTTGGCGCGGATACCCGAGAAGAACCGCAATACGTTACAGGGCTGGTCAATGGCGGCCCGATCTTTCCGGTGAACACCTCTTACCAGAGAGATACCGCAGCAACATTGCTCTACGCCTTCAAATCCCGCCCGCGCAACATCGCCTATCCCGGCCGCATCAAACTCATCTGAGGCATTTCATGTTCAATTATCTATTTGATGGCTCGGGCGCCCTGTCCGGGCCTGTCGAGTTCATTGTCACGCCGGGCATTGGCATCCAGTTACCCGGTAATGCTGTTGAGCTGGCGTACGAGTTGCCTGAGCCGGAAACCGGCCGTAGCTGGGCACTGATCAACGGCGTACCGCGTGAGGTGATCGATCGCCGTGGCGTGGTTTATCGCAAGGAAGGCGGTGCGCAGCAGATTTGGACCGACCTGGGTGAGTTGCCGGATACCCTGACCGCACAGCCATGGCCAGGTGAATTCCACATCTGGCGCGACAACGCCTGGGTGCTGGATGAGCAGGCTCGTTTGGCGAGCATCAGACAGCAATGTCTCGGCAAGCGCGACGCACTGCTGCGCGACGCCGTCCTGCGCATCGCCCCGCTGCAATACGCCGAGGATATTGGCGATGCCAGCCACGACGAACAACTGCTGCTGATCGAATGGAAGCTCTACAGCGTCGAGCTGAACCGGATCGAAAAACAGGCTGGTTTTCCTGACGAAATTACCTGGCCGGTTGCGCCCGAATCAGCAGTAAACACCTGACTCACACATAAGGAAAAGTACCGTGGACTACCCAAACAGTGTCCCTAGTGCCGGCCTGGTCAACGGCCGGTTTGTCGATGAAGACCCGCTGACCGGCAAGCCGGGGTCGTTGATTCCGGCGAAATGGGGCAACAGCGTTACCCAAGAGTTGTTGAATATCATCAATGCTGGCGGCACCGCTCCGACGGAAGCGAAAGATGATCAGGTGTTAACCGCATTACGCAGCAACAAGTTGTTTTTGACTTCACCGCAGTTCTCCAATGATCAGTCGATGGCCACCACTGAGTTTGTTACGCGGGCGGGATTACAGTTCTCCGGTTTTGCTTCTTACGCCGCCAGCACGGTATTGAACGCTGCGAATATTGGCGGTGTCGCGAGTTTCTCCAGTGCCAGCGCGCTGACTGCGACGCTGCCGTCTACCAATGGTGTGGCCCATGCGAGCACCATTCACGTAATCAACGCAGGTACCGGCGTGTTGACCGTCAATCCTTCCGGTAACGATGGGCTTCTCACCTGTAATGGCACATCCGGCCCGCTCAAGTTGGGTATTGGTGACACTGCCTACCTGATCAAACTCACGGGACAGTGGCGCCTCTATGGCGGCTCGGTGAGTGATCGATATGCGTCGGCGCACTCCGGTGTGTACGGCAACATTGGCTACCAGCGTTATGCCAGCGGCAATATCGATCAATGGGGTGTTGGCACGACGGATGCCAATGGCGATGTCAACGTCGTCTTTCCGATCTCTTTCCCTACCGCGTTTTCTTCGATCATCGCCATGCACGTAGGAGGCGATGGAGCGATGGTCGTCATGTACGCGAACTCTGCGTCGAAGCAGGGGTGCCGTCTGAAAGTTCGAAGCTACAGCGGCGAAGTGTCTGCAGGCTGGGGTATCAACTTCTTCGCAAAGGGTTATTAAATGAATCCGTTCAATGTCTTGTTCAGCGCCAGCACCCGTGGGGTTTATGTTCCCGCTATCAACTCATCGGATATTCCGGATGACGTCATTGAAATTCCCCAGACCTATTGGATCTCACTGCTGCAGCAACTGGCGGTGAGTGCAAAAGTGGTCGGTGTGCACGCGGATAACGGTTATCCGACTCTGGTTGATCCACCACCTTATTCGGCAGAAGAAGCGGCAGATGCTGAACGTAGCTGGCGTACAGCACAACTGGCTGCCACCGATGGTCTGGTTGCACGTGATCGTGATGAGCTTGAAGACGGTGGTGGCACGACGCTGACCAGCGAGCAATATGCCGAGCTGCAAACCTATCGCCGCGAATTGCGCGATTGGCCGCAGGGTTCTTTTTTTCCTTTCAGTGAGCATCGGCCTGTAGCGCCGCGTTGGTTGGCAAATGCGGTTTGAGCCGTAGAGGAAACATACATGGATTATCCAAAAAGTGTTCCCAGCGTCGGGCTGGTGAACGGCAAGTTCGTCAATGAAGATGTTGTCGCGGGATTGCCCGGATCGTTGATCCCGGCGACCTGGGGCAACAGCGTCACCGATGAGTTGTTGAACGTCGTCAAATCCGCCGGCCTTGAGCCAAGCGAAGCCGATGCAACCCAATTGTTGCAAGCGGTGCAAAAACTCAATCAGGCAGGTGAAGACAAACATGCCACTGACATCGGCGCCGCCAATCTATACATGGCCAATTATGTGCCTCCCGTCACCGCATTGAAGGACGGCTTGGCGCTGCGCTTTACCGCCGGTAATGCCAATACCGGAGCGAGTACCTTTGCACCGAACGGGTTGATGCCCAAGCCGCTGGTAAATCTTGCATCGAGTGCATTGCGGCCTGCCGAGATTGTCGGCGGCAGTGTTTGTTCGGTGGTGTACAGCGCGGCGTTGGAAAGTTGGGTGCTGGTGTATGCCGGCGGTGGCAGTGGTGCCAGTGGGCGGTTGTTGAGTGTGAGGACGTTCACCTCGTCTGGCACTTATGTGCCGACGGTGGGGATGAAGAATGTGTTGGTGAAAGTTGTCGGCGGAGGGGGCGGGAGTGCAGGCATTGTTGGGACAACTGCTTCCCAGTATTCGCTTGCAGGTGGAGGGGCCTCTGGTAGTTACGCGGAAGCCTGGCTTTCGGCCGCAACGGTTGGAGCCAGTCAGATCGTCACGGTGGGCGTTGGTGGCGCCGCAGGTTTGATCGCATCCGACGCTGGAACGGGCGGAACCAGCTCCTTGGGATCGTTGGTTTCAGCGCCTGGCGGTGCTGGTTCGACCTCGTTGGGTTACACCAGCTTCCCAGGGACCGGTCTGTATGTTGGTGGGTATCCCGGCCAAGCTGCGAAAGGCGGGAACATCGTCAGCATGGCGGGTTCTGCCGGTTCGACAGGTATTTCCATCAATGCGTCGACCCTGGCCGGACATGGTGCCAACTCGCCCTTGGGCAATGGTGGTGTTGCCAGCAGTGCGCAGGGAGCAATCGCGGCCCCTGGTTCCGGGTTCGGTTCCGGAGCGGGCGGCATTGCCAACGCCCCCAGTCAATCTGGCAGACCGGGGGCTTCCGGTGCCCCTGGTGCAGTGATCATCTACGAGTACGCCTGATGAAAACCTACGCACGCATCGTCAACAACACTGTGGCCGAACTGTTCTCGACTGACGGCAACATGGCCAATATGTTCCATCCGGAACTGCTGTGGGTCGACATCACCGACGTGACACCGACACCGCAAATCGACTGGAACGCCAACTTCGGCACTCTCGGCTGGGTGTTCACGGCCCCCGAGGTCGCGGCCCCGAACAACACCCTGACAACTCTGGCAAAAAAATGGCTGGGGGTTGTTGCCCGTCAACCATGATTCAATCGGAGCATCCAGGGAGGATTACGCATCATGCAAATCACTGAAGACAACCTTAAAACCATCATGCCCAACGCCCGCTCCCAAGCGGGCGTTTTTGTTTCTGCACTCAACAATGCAATGACTCGCCGACATATCGACTCGCCAAAACGTATCGCTGCGTTTCTTGCGCAGATCGGTCACGAGTCGGGCCAGTTGCAATACGTGCGCGAGCTGGGCAACAACCAGTACCTGAGCAAATACGACACTGGCACGCTGGCGTTACGTCTGGGCAACACGCCCGAGGCCGACGGCGACGGGCAGAAGTACCGCGGTCGCGGGCTGATCCAGATCACCGGGCGCAGCAACTATCGGCAGTGCAGTCTCGGCCTGTTCGGCGATGAACGTCTGCTGTCCTTGCCGGAATTGCTTGAGCAACCGCAATGGGCAGCGGAATCGGCGGCATGGTTCTGGGAGCAGAACGGCCTGAACGATCTGGCCGACCGCGACCAGTTCAACAGCATCACCCGCCGAATCAACGGCGGGTTGAATGGCCTGCAGGATCGGCTCGACATCTGGGCGCGGGCGAGGGCGGTGCTATGTCCGTCTCCTGGCGTTTAACCGGCTTTTTGTTACTGACCTTGGGGGGCGCTGCGCTGGCCTGGCAGTTTCAGGACTGGCGTTACGGGCGACAACTCGCGGAGCAGGCGCGGTTAAACGCCGACACTCTCAATCAGCTGAATGTGGCCGCAGCCAGCGCGCAGCAGGTCGAGCAGGATAAACGTCTGGCCCTTGAGCAACGCCTCGCAGCCAGTGAACAAACCCACTATCGAGCACTCAGTGATGCCCAACGTGATCAGGATCGCCTGCGCGATCGTCTTGCCACTGCTGATTTGCGCCTGTCAGTCCTCATCGACGCTGGCGACGTTGCCCAAGGCTGCGGGGTGCCAGCCACCGCCGGCCCCGGCGGCGTGGATCATGCAGCCGTACGCGCCCGACTTGACCCGGCGCATGCTCAACGAATTATCGCCATCACCGACACCGGTGACCGCGGACTGATTGCCTTGCAGGCCTGTCAGGCCTATGTCAGAGCGCTGGCGCCCGAACATTTTGAATGA